AAGGGCGTCCATGCTGTGATCGAACGCTACGTCTGGTATGTCTAGTATCTTGCCATCTCTGTCTGTCTTCCAAAGGTAGTTACGATATTCTCTTATGAGATTAAGTGAACGCTTGGTCATGCTTATTCTTTGTTGTTGTACGAACTGAATACCATGATTGACTGAGCCAGCCTTCTTAACACAAGGTAGGATTGATATGCCATAGCTCTTTATCTCATCTATACTCTTAGGCTCTGCTGAGTCTGCCATAACAAGTGCGTGTGGTAGGTTAGAGATGATGTCTGCTAGTTGTTTGTTGGTTAGACCCTTTTGATAGGTTATCTCATCAACGATATAGCCACCGTTGTAGTAGTAAATAGCGACAATGGCTGCTGGGTCAACTGAATACCCAAAGTCCAAGCCATAGCGCTCTAAACGTGCCTCATGTGGTATCTCGTCTATGATAGTCCAGTCCTTGTATATCTTGCCCTCTACTTCACCAAGCTCACCAAGACCATATACTTTCCACCAGTTCTTGTTGTTCCTGTGTGACTCGATAGATGCTACGATGTTTGGATCTAACGCTTCGTTGTCCTTGTATGTCAGGATAGTAAAGTCTACGTTTGGTTTGTCCTTAACATCTGTGTAGAACCAGAACTCATTGGTTGGGTTCCAGTCAAGCCATATCTCTTTCTTGGTACGTAGCTCTAGCTGTAAATAAGTCTCATAGGCGTTGTTGTTAGCCTCGTTCATAAATAGGATGTCACGTCTAGGTCCTCTGACCTTACTAGGCATATCACAACTGAAGAACTCTATTACCGAGCCACTAGCAAACTTATAGATACAGTCAGTAGCGTTCCATTCAGCTTCTTGCCAGTACTTGTGCTCCATCATTATGTTCTTGAAGTCACGCATAGCACCACGCTTAAGGTGTGGCATTGACTCAGATACCACAGAGATCAGTAGGTTGGGTGATGACTGTGCTTTGTCTATTAGGATTAGTAGTATTGAAATAGTCTTACTCGCTGATGTACCACCGGCAACACCATGGATACGTTTGCGTAGCTTTAAGAGCTTTTGGGTAGCAGTAGTAGCACTATACATCTAAAGTCTCCTGTACGTGCTGTACGCCTGCTAGACGAGCCTCAATGATTGGTATGTATTCCTCGGTCATCTCTATACCGATAAAGTCGTAACCAAGCTCTTTAGCAGCTACTAGAGTTGAACCTGAACCTGCGAATGGGTCTAGGACTGTACCACCTTCGGGGGTTATCATTTGGATTAGGTATTTCATTAAAGCAAGAGGTTTGACTGTGGGGTGGTTGTTCTTTGACACCGATTGTTCTGCTCTTGGTGTTGGCTCTCTACCTTCTTCATATCTGAACTCACTTGCGTTCATTCTTGCCGTGGCTATCTTTTCTTCCATCCCCTCACACCCTCTATCTCGTTCACTCTTTGAGGCTTTAGGGCAGTAGAGGAAGGATTTGAAAAACCTTTCACTCTCGTTTGGAAACTCACTTACTACTTCATCTGAACCATCGTGGATTAGGTTGGCAGGGAAACGGCCAGTAGGCTCTATTGGGTTGCCAAACTTCTCATATTTACCAAGTATGTCGTTGTTGGCTTCATTGTATGGGCGTGCTAGTATTTCTTCTGTCCCCACCCTACTCTTATCTATATTTATTCCACCTGTACCGTATTTGAGGACATTCTGGGCTACTGTCTTTTCACCTAGTGGTTTACGGGCTAGGCAGATAGGTTCGTGAGCAGGTTTAAGGGCAGTACCCCAACCTTCCCATTGTTTGCCCTCATCTGTTTGTGGCTTATGCCTGTATTGTTCTCTATCGTTTATGGGTGTAGGGTCTTTTAGGTTACGACCACCGTATTCACCAGCAGTCTTAAACGCTGTACCTTGTTTTATCTCTTCACCCATTACTTTTGAAACCGCCTTACCGATATTCAAAGATTTAGGAAATCCACTACCATACACCCATTCCACCATATCCCGTATCTCAAACCCAGCATCTTCTATGGCTACTGCTTGACGGTGATAAGTCCGAGTACCTGAGAACGATAGCAAGTGTCCACCTGGTTTTAATACTCTTAGGACTTCACGCCACATATCAGGGTTGTTAGCGATACCTGAGTTGTCCCAAGTCTTACCCATAAAACCTAGTTCATAGGGTGGGTCAGTTACGCAACTATCGACCGAGTTATCGGGTAGTTCTTTTAACTTATCTAAACAATTACCCAGCATCAACATCGATAACCTCCTTGACGCTGTTGCCACCCAGAATTGGTATTACTACATTTACATTGGTTGTACTCTCACCTTTGGGCATACCCTCTAAACGATTGACTAAATACTTAATCATATCGTTATCACCGGCTTTAGCTTTCTCTACTGCTGCTATCATTATCTGTTCATAGTTTTTGAGTCTTGTTTCTTTATCTTCTATACTCAAAACTTCCCTCAAAGTATTAGTCATACTAAACTCTTTGGGTGGTCTACCATTTCTATTTATGTTCTGGGGGTTGACTTGGAAGCCAGTTTGTTTTGTTGTAATGTTGTTGTTTTTAGTAGGCAATTCTATTCCCTCCTATATACTATACCTACCATGTAAATCAATGTTTGTCTAGTACTTTTGTATACTATTCAAATATTACAATCATACTTGGAAACGGTGCTGATTGTTTGCTATTACTGAACTTCAATCTACCCTTTAAGAATATTACATCGTATCTATTGTATATATAATCATGAAACCATTTTGTGTCAGTTCGTGCCGGTAATAAAGCGACCACTACACCACCATGATATGCTGTGTCATCTGCCTTTGCGACCCACTTACTTATCTCTCTGCCGTATGGTGGATTCATCCATACTCTGCTATGTTTAGCCCAGTCTAAACTAAGTCCATCGTCTTCTATGTCAAACCACATATCACACTTATGATTGTCCCTATTAGCACAGACATCAACTACAAAATTGTATCTATCATTCCACTCATTAAATAGCCATTGTGGTGTTTCCCATTCTGGTGTGTTGCTTGTCATCATTCCTTTAGTAATCATTTGCCATCCTCCTTATTGTTGATTCTTTATATCTCGGATACTTATAATGTAACAACTCGTGTATTATGTCAAGTTCTGTTAATCGTCTATCGTGATATATTATATTGTTTGATATTCCTACTAATCTATAAGGTCTGTTGTACGCACAGACTACTTGATCCTTTGATATGTATTCAAAGGTTATCTTTTCGGTTATGTTTAGTCGTCTACACCACTTTTTCAACCACACGTATTTCATATCAGTTCTTTAATCAACTCCAAGCGTTTCTTTGAGCACCATTCTATTGCCTCCCTGTATAATTTACGCATTTCATCGTCTTTGGTTTCTTTTATGTACTTCCGAAAAATCGTGTCAAAATGTTCAATGGTCTCGACCTTTTCCACTAACATACATTTATCCCAGCGTTTCTCAAAACTCGCTAACGTCTGCGTGGCCATACTTCTCCTCTCTTAAATAGTTATTATTATCTAATCTATACTGACAGCCTGTTAGGATACCTCTACGTCTGTTCTTTCTTATTCTAACTTTCATAACCTTTTGCTCTTCCTCGTTGGTTGAGTCCATGTTACGCCATATCATTAAAACCATGTCAGCGTCTTGTGATATACCAGATGAATCTTTTAGATCCTCAAGGGTTGGTATCTTACTTGGTGCGCCTGTCTTTCTGATATGTGAGATTAGAACTATCGGTAGGTCATATTTGCGAGCCATGAGTTTTATCTCTCTAACTATGTGTCCTATCTCGTTGGCTTGATTATCGCTACCCTTAGCAAAGAAGTGCAGGTGGTCAACAAAGACTGCTGTGTATCCCTCGGCTTTGGCTTTTTTTATTGAGTGGTCAAGTGTTGGTAGAGTTACGTTGGTTCCGTGATAATAATAGATTGGTAGTGCTCCGGTTACTTCTTCACCACCAAATGCTTTGGACATCTTGAGTAACCTTTGGGTTGTGTCTACCTCTGGCATTTCTAGGGTAAAGAACAAACACTTCTTATTATCTAGTGCCATGTTTAGAATAATTGAAGCAGCAAACAGTGATTTACCCTGTCCTGTACCACCAGCTAAGATAATGAGTTCACCATTAGCAAACCCACCAGTAGCTTTGTCTAGGTCGTGGTAGCCAGTAGAAACACCCTCGTTCCAGTCGGGGTGCTCTTCTCTCTTAACAGCTTCTGCTATGGTGTCTCCTATGTGTACGAACTCAAAGTCTGGCTCACTTGTCTTTAGTGACTCTAAGTCTAGATCACTTACCAGTTGCTTGAAAAGGTCAACCTTTGCCTCTTGGGTTAGATTTGTTAGGTTCATTCTGCCTCCTTTTTAACTACTTCACCAAACTTTACTCCATTCTCTAGCCAGTTCATCAAACCGAGAGTAGTTGGTGTCTTCTTGCGGACATCTTGATACTCAGCAGCCATCTTATCTATGGAGCTCTTTATCTTGTAATCCTTATAGGTAACATCTATGAGCTTGATGACATTAGGTGTTATCTTCATTCCAAGATTATCGGAAATATATTTAACAGCAGGAGAATAGCCATTACTTATTAGTTCTTTATTCTTACTTATTGTTATGTGTGACTTGGTTGTTACTTGGTTGGTACTTTCGCTGTTACCATCACCCTGATATTTACTCCAATTTACGATTGAAATGGTACTAAATTGGTTGTTACTCACTTGTGTTACCATTTTGGCGTTTTTCAATCTCTTTATTGCTTTGTATAATGTACTATCATTCATCTTTAGTAGTTTAGATAGCCACAGTCTGCCATACCTCATTGATCCCGTTTGTCTATCAACTGACACTAAAAAATATTCAAAGATACGCCATGCTGTTGGATCGTCTCTCCAAATATCATTGTCTATAATTTGTCGGTGGAGTTTAACCCA